GACCTGATCACCAACATCGAGACCTCCAACGGCAAGGAGCGCATCGAGACCACCATGCAGGCCGACTACACCTTCGGTCTGGGCCTCAAGGGCTACACCTGGGACACCGCCAACGGCGGCAAGTCGCCGACCAACGCCGAGCTGTCCACCGGCACCAACTGGGATCTGGTGGCAAACAGCATCAAGGCCTCGGCTGGCGTCATGACCATCGGTGACGCCGCGCAGTAATCGGCATAGCGCCCTTCGGGGCGCATTCCTCAGGAGATCGCCATGAGCGAGAAAGTGGTTTACGAGCAACACCCGGTCAGCGCCGAGCGCAAAGCCGAGCTGCGTCAGAAGGGCTACAAGATCATTGACGCCAAGTTCGCGCCAGAAGGCTACGAGCATCCGGAGCCGTCGAAAGAGGCCAAGGTGAGCAAGGCTGACGCCAAAAAGGCGGCCGCTGAGGCAAAGCAGAAGGCAGAAGAGCAAGCCAAGCAGAAGGCCGAGCTGCAGGATGCCCTGAAAGCCAAGGGCATCGAGTTCAGCCCTGATGCCAGCCTGGAAGACCTGCTGAAGCTGATCGAGGCCAAGTAATGACCATCTACATCACCGTCGAGCAGGTAGATGCCCTGCTTGGGCCGACCTGGGCGCCCGACGACCAGAAGGCCCGGGCGGTGCTGATGGCCAATACCTGGCTCACCAATCTCGGCCTGCCTGAGTTCGATCCGGTACCGGATGACGTGATTCAGGCAGGCGCCGAGATCGCCCGAGAGGCTGCGGCGGGCAACATCTACGGCAGGAAGGAAACCGGTGTGCTGGCCAAGTCGGTCAACGCTGACGGGGTGTCCAGCAGCAAAACCTACTCCGAATCCTCGCGCACCATCAGCGCTGGCGAGTCATTCGCCCTGGCGCTGCTGGCGCATTACCTGAACAGCAGTGGACAGACCAAGATCGTGAGGGGCTGATATGGGACTTCGTGACGAGCTGCAAGCCGATCTGGCCGAGGCTTTCGACACAGACTTGGCTGATGCGGTCGTGGGCTTCACGGGCGAGTACATGGGGCCTGGCGACTGGGATCCGGTCGAGGAGGTCAGCACGGCGCAGCCAGTGACTTACACGGGCCGTGGCGTGCTGTCTCGCTACGAAGATCGGCGGATCGACAACATCAACATCCTGGTCGGCGATCTACGCCTGACGGTTCTTGCCAATGAAATATCCGATGTGCCCGATGTTGGTCACAAGGTAACAGCGCCTGACCTTATGGACCGTACGCAGCAGCTCACCTACGAAGTCAAGACGGCCCGGGCTGATCCAGCATCGGCCACATACCGCCTGCAACTCAGGAGGTCGTAATGGCCGGCTGGTCGCTGTCGCCTGTGCTGTTCGCCGACCAGATCGAAGAAGACCTGGTGGAGATGCAGCGCAGCATTGTCATCGAGCTGGTCGAGGAGATCACAGTCCGCGCGCCGATCGACAGCGGCAACTACATGGCCAACAACATCGTATCGATAGGCGCAGAGGACTACAGCGTCAACACCAAGCTGGACATTCTCGGCACCGAGACCCGAAGCGCGGCCCGTGCCGCCCTGACCGATCTGAAACCTTTCAGCACGGTCTTCGTGCAGAACAACAGCGTGTACGGCGAGATCATCGAGTTCGGCGGCTATCCAAGCGGCCCAAGCGTCAAGATCACGCCCGACGGATACAGCCGCATGGCACCCAAAGGCGTGTACGGGATTTCCTTCATCGCCGTGACCGAGAAGTTGATATGACCGTACCCTTCGAGACAGTCCGCAAGACGCTCACCGCCCGGATGGTTTCGTTCACTGGCATCGAGCAGGCGCGGATTGAGTATGCCAACAGTCCGAACCCGGGCGGCGGGGCGTTCAAGCCACCCGCCACCGGCGTCTGGTGCGCATTCGAGATCCTGTATGCCACGGCGTCGTTCGCTGGCATGGCAGACAAGCCGCACTACCGCCGGCCTGGCCAGGTAGTGATCCAGTGCTTCTGCCGGCGATCTACAGGGCTGTCCGCAATCAACAAGCTGGCCGACTCCCTGTCCGACCACTTCCAGTCCTGGCAAGACGGCCATATCGAGTGCCTGGAGGTTTCCCCGCAGGTGGTGGGCGACTTCGAGGACTACCACCAGATCAACGTGAACGTCCGGTTCCGCGCCGGCTGACCTGCAAGACCATGACCATCCCGCCTTGAGCGGGTTTTTTTTGCCCGCAGAAAGGAGACATGCGCATGTCCTCTGGCGCCCGCGTTACCAGTTACCTCATCCCCGAGGTCACCCCCGGCATCACCCCGACCACAGGCAACTGGGATACCCTGCGCCTGACCAGCAACACCCTGTCGCCAACCGTGAACACCCAGGTCAGCGATGAAATCACCGAATCCCGCATCAGCCAGGGCTCGGTGGCCACCAGTGCCGACATTCAAGGCGACCTGGTCGGTGAGCTGTCCTTTGGCTCGTTCGACAAGCTGCTCGAGGCTGCCTTCTACGGCACCTGGGCCGGCAACGTACTGACCGTAGGCGACACCCGTCGCACCTTCACCATCGCCAAGAACTTCAACGACGTGAGCGTGTACACCCTGTTCAAGGGCATGCACGTGTCGGTCTTCGCCCTGGACGTACCGTCCGACGGCAAGATCACCACCACGTTCACCATGGTTGGCCTGGATTACGCCGACGGCGACACCAATACGGTGGCGTCGATCAACCCGCCGACCACCACGCCGTTCATGTCAAACATCAACGTCGGCACCCTAACCATTGACGGACAGTCGATGGAAGGCGTGGCCTGCGTGTCGGCGCTCACCGTCAATCTTGACAACAGCCTTCAGGCCCAGCGCTGCATCGGGAACAGCAAGCTCGGCCCGGGCGCCCAGATCGCCACCGAGGCGGCCATCACCGGCACCATCACCCTGGCCTGGTCCAATCGCGCCTGGCAGCTGTGGAAGAACACCTTCACTCGCCTGCCGATCGCTCTTTCGTTCCCGATCACAGACTCGCTGGGCAACACCTACAACCTGAATTTCCCGGCCATCGAGGTTGACGGCGACCTGCCGAACGGCGGCAAGCGCGACCTGATCGAGGTAACGCTCAACTACACCGTCGCCAAGGTGGCTCCGACCATTACCCGCGTGCCAACCGTTGCCGTGACCGCTGTCGATGTCTCGCCGGCCACCGCCACCCTGGATGTGGGCGACACCCAGCAGATGACCAAGACCGTTACCCCGTCGGGCGCGCCGCAGAACGTTACGTGGGCGTCCAGCGCGCCTGGCGTGGCCTCCGTCAGCAGCGGCGGACTGGTCACCGGGATCAGCGCCGGCACTGCCACCATCACCGCTACCAGCGTTGCCGACGGCACCAAGACCGACACCGCAACCATCACCGTTTCCTGATTTGTTTCGGCTGCTCCGGCATAACGCCGGCCGG